GCTATTTCGAGCAGCTCACGTCGGAGCGATCCGTCGTGAAGGTGTCGGGTGGCCAGAAATATCGCGTGTGGGAATTGCCGTCCGGTCGCGCAAACGAAGCGTTGGACTGTCGTGTGTATGCATACGCAGCGCTCTGTGGCCTGACACACCTCGGGCTGAAGCTGAACAAGCGCGCGGATCTCGTTTCGATGCCGCTCGACTATGACGCATCCCAGCAAGCATGGGTGCCATCGGCTCCTGAGGAGCCAGCCGCGTCGGTTGCGGCTCCCGTCGTGTCACCGGCAGATGCAAAACCCGTCAGACGGAAGCTGACGAACCGCCTCGCATAGGAAAGAAATGGCGATCACCGATGGAATGAGCACTGCGGATATGCAGTCGAGGTTGGCCGCGCTTCAGGCGGCCTATTTCGATCTCGCCTCCGGAGCCAAGATCGTCACCGCCACGTACAACCAAGGCGACGGAACGAAGTCGGTTACATACAAGCCAAGCGATCTGGCAGATGTCATGAAAGCGATCGAGATGCTTCAAAAGGCTCTCGGTCTTATTCCTCGATACCACCGCGCACGTAGGCCACTGTTCTAATGCCATCACTTATCGTCGACAAGTCGGGCAAGCCCTTCGGGGATGTGCCGGCCGGCGGTCGCGCGCGTGCTGATTCGGGATGGGGCGGTCCGGGGGTTACCCAACCGCCGTATTCGAGCCTCTTTCCGTACGAGGCATCGAACGTCCAAACGCAGGAAATGGGGCAATGGTTTCCGTATATCCGGTCCCCGGATTCGGAAATCAACCAGTTCCGTGACCGCATGGTCGCGCGTCAGCGCGATCTGGTGCGAAACGACGGATGGGCGAATGGCGGGATCACGCGCATCCTCGACAACACAGTCGGCGCGCACCTTCGCTTGTCGGCGAATCCGGACTGGCGTGCTCTGTCGCGATTCAGCAAGAAGTTCGATGCGACGTGGGCCAATGAAATGCGCCAGGCAATCGAATCGCTGTGGCGCGGCTATTCGGAGGATCTAGGCCGCTACAACGATGTTTCGCGACAGCTGACCGTCTCTCAGCAGATGCGACTTGCGTTGCGGCACAAGCTGATCGATGGCGAAGCTCTTTTCGTATCGCATTGGAAGCCGGAGCGTGTCGGCCGCGGCGCTGCTCAATACGCCACGTCGTTTCTGGTGGTCGATCCTGATCGGTTGTCGAATCCCTACCAGATGGTGGATACGAAGTATCTCCGCGGCGGTGTCGAGATCGACGACGACGGCGTGCCGCTGGCATACCACATCCGGAAGGCGCACCAGAACGACTGGTACAACGCTGTCGAGTCGATGGAGTGGGAGCGAGTCGAGCGCGAGGACGACGACGGCTGGCGCCGAGTGATCCACGACTTCGAGCGAGATCGGGCAGGACAGAATCGCGGCATCGGCGTTTTCACGCCGGTGCTTGCGCACGCGAAGATGCTCGCGCGGTATTACGGCGTCGAGCTGCAGGCGGCAACGGTGGCAACGATCTTCGGCACATATGTGACGAGCCCGTATGACCCGGCAATGATCGAAGCCGCAATGGACAGCGATGGCGGCGAGCTCGGGTTCTATCAGGATCTTCGCGCGGACTGGTCGAAAGAACGTCCCGCGATGTTGAGTGGTGTCCGCATTCCGACTCTCGCGCCGGGCGAGATGATCAACCAGGTTCAGGCGGCGCATCCGCACGACGGATTCGCGGATTTCGCGCACGAGATGCTGCGTTCAATCGCAGCTGCTCTTGGCGTGTCGGCTGAGCAGATCACCCAGGATTGGAGCAAGACAAACTATTCGAGCGCTCGCGCAGCGTTGCTCGAGAGCTGGAAGACGCTGAGCCGGCGCAGCGCCGAATTCAAGATCGGTAGTGCAACCCCTTATTACGCCACTTGGCTGCAGGAGGCAATCGAGCGCGGCGATCTGGATGATGTTCTTCCGAGCAGCTCGCCGGATTTCGTCGAGGCGGCGACCGCGTTTTCGCGATGCGACTGGCTTGGCGTTGCGCGAGGCTGGGTCGATCCGGTCAAGGAAAAGCAAGGGGCCGTCCTCGGTATGGATGCCGGCTTGTCCACGCTCAAGCGCGAATGCGCGGAACAGGGGCTCGACTGGGAGGAAGTGCTCGCACAGCGTGCGATCGAGCTGAAGGCTTTCGAGGATCACGGCATGAAGCCGCCCAGCTGGGCGGGCAGCGAGCCGGCCGAGAAAGCGGCAACCCCCGAAGAAGAGCCGCAACCTCAATGAAAAATTACCCGTTCTCAGCAGCGCGAGTTTTCAATGTCCCCTTGGCGATTCACCCCAGCAAGGGGCAGGTGATCGCCAAGGTGTTGGCGAGCCGGTTCGGCATCTCGGAAGTCGAATTTGCAGGCAGTGCACCGCTCGTCGTCAAGCCGATGGCCTATGACGATTGGGACGATGGCCCGAGCCAGCAGGCAGCGGAAACCCCCTACGATCTCGAGCAAGGCGTTGCGATTATCGACGTCTCGGGAACGCTCGTCCAGAAGAGCCGCAACCTGAGACCGTATTCTGGAATGCTCGGGTACAACGCGATCCGCCACAACTTTCTCGCCGCGCTTGATGACGAAGACGTCAAGGCGATTGCTCTGTCGATCGATTCGCCTGGCGGCGAGGTGGCTGGGTGCTTCGATCTGGCTGACCTGATCTATGAATCGAGAAGTGTCAAACCGACGCTCGCGATTCTGAACGAATGCGCTTACAGCGCCGCATATGCGCTCGCGAGCGCATGCGAGCAGATAACCGTGCCGCGTACCGGCGGAACGGGAAGCGTCGGCGTGATCTGCATGCATCTGGATCAGAGCAAGGCGATCGACAAGGCGGGTCTCACGGTCACGATCATCAAGTACGGCGACCGCAAGGCAGACGGCAACCAGTTCAGCCCGTTGTCGAAGGAGGCTCTTGAGCGCTTCCAGGCTGACGTAGACGAGATGGGCGAACTGTTCGTCGAAACCGTTGCCAGAAATCGCAATCTCTCCGCCGACGTCGTCCGCAAGACGCAGGCAACAACGTTTCTCGGCGCCGCCGGCGTCGAGATCGGCTTCGCCGATGCCGTGATGGCGCCGGACGAGGCGTTTCGATCCCTGCTCGCTGAGCTGGGCTGACATTTCCCAAACCCCAAGAGGTTTCAGATATGGGTATTCGCAATCTCATGGCGAGCGGGCTTTCGTTCGCTCATCTCTCGCCGAAGGGCAAACGTGCTACGCGCTCCGAAGACGATCGCAAGGAAGACGAGCGTGACGACGAGCGTGCCGAGGACGAAGAGCAGAACGAGCGCGATCGCGATGATGGCGACAGCAACGGCTCGAAGGGCAAGAAGGGGCGCCGCGCTGAAGACGAGCGCGACGACGAAAACGCGGAAGACGACGAGCTCGAAGAGGACGATTCCGGCAAGGGCAAAAAGGGCAAGCGCGCGGAAGACGACGAGCGTGCGGAGGACGACGAGAGCGACGACGAAGAAGAAATGCGCGGCAAGAGCGCCGTCGCACGTGCTCGTCGCCGCGAGCGCGCACGTTGCGCTGCAATCATGAGCTCCAAGGCCGCTGGCCGAAACGTCGAGCTGGCAGCGAACCTCGCGTTCAACACCAGCATGACGCGTCAGGAAGCGCTCGCGATCCTGCGCGCGTCGCCGTCCGCAGACTCGGGCTCTTCGCGGTCCCAGGCGCGTGCCGAGCGAAACCCGCGCTTGGGAGCCGGCGGCGAACTGCACCGCAACCCGCAGCGCGAATCGGCAAGCGGATGGGATCGGGCCTTCTCGAAGATCTCTGGCAAGCGCGCATAAGCGTACCGGCATCAACCTTTTCAAGGAATTCTCATGACCTACGTTTCCCGCGCTCCGCTTTACGAAGCCTGGCACCCGGGCGGCTTTCTGGTCTCGCAGCCGCGAGGCCATCGTCACATCGATCGCGGACTGATCTCCGGTGGTGCGAAGGTGCTCCCGGGCACCGTGATGGGGCAGCAAACGACCGGCGCGACTGCTGCCGCGGCCGCACTCGGCAGCAATACCGGCAACGGCACTTTCGGCGCCATCACGACCACGTCGATTCCGACGCAGATCGGAACCTACGCGCTCGCATTCACGTCGGCGACCGCCTTCACGGTCACCGCGCCGAGCGGCGCAACGGCGCAAGGCGTTGTCGGCACGGCATTCTCGGCGCTCGGCATCGGGTTCACGATCACGGCCGGAGGCACAGCGTTCGTCGCAGGCGATACGTTCTCGATCGTCACCACTGCAGCGGTTGGCAAGCCGACAGCTGCTGCAACGGCCGGCGGGTCGAACACCGGTAACGGAACGAGCAGCGCCGTCACCACGACGGGTTATGCGCCCACGGTTGGCATCTACACCGTCGAGTTCGACGATGCGACGCACTTCGTCGTATCGGCACCGAACGGTCAGGAGATCGGCCACGGCGTTACCGGCACGGCGTTCTCGGCTGGCGGCCTGAACTTCACGATCACGGCTGGCGGAACGGCATTCGTGCCGGGCGACAGCTTCACGATCACGGTGGCGGCCGGTGCCAACAAATGGGTGCCGTGCACGGCAACGGCTGTCGACGGTTCTCAGAACGCGGCCGGCATCTGCTTCGGCCTGTCGGATGCTTCGCTGAACGACGTCTACGGCGCGATCGTCACGCGGTCGTGCGAAGTGAACAAGTCCGAACTCGTGTGGGATCCGTCGATGAACCCGGCCGCCCAGGCGGCCGCCCTGGTTCTCCTGCAAGCGCTCGGGATCATCCCCCGCTAAGCCGTCCCGCTCAACGATTTCAAGCCGCCCACGGGCGGCTTTTTCATTTCTGAAGGAGCCGTTCAATGGCATCTCTCGATATTTTCAATCAGGATCCGTTCTCGACCGTCTCGCTGACCGCAGCGGTCGACAAGTACCCGTACCAGCCCCAGGCACTGGGCGAGTTGGACATCTTCGAAGACGATCCGATCCGCACGACCGCGTTAGTTGTCGAGCAGCGTCAAGGGCAGCTCGTCGTCATCCCGCTGAGTGAGCGCGGCGAAGAAGGCACGCAGCGTACGACCGAGAAGCGTCAAGCGCGCTATTTCGACATCCCGCGCCTGCGCCATGCCGACACGATCTATGCGAACGAACTGCAGAACATTCGTGCATTCGGTACCGAATCGGAGCTGATGCAGGTGCAGGACGAAGTCGCGCGCCGGCTCGCGGGTCCGACGGGCCTGCTGAAGAACATCGAGTACACGTGGGAATTCCAGCGTCTCGCGGCCGTGCAAGGGCTGTTCACGGATGCAGACGGGACCGTGCGATACAACTGGTTCCAGGAATTCGGCATTACGCAAGCAACCGAGGTCGGCTTCAATCTCGCGGCGGGAACGGCAAATTCGCTGCGCCCGATCTGCAACCAGATCACGCGTTCGATGGCGCGCAAGGCGCAAGGTGCTTTCACGCCGTCGACGAAGGTTTTCGCGCTGGCCGGCGATGCATTCTACGACTCGTTCGTCAACCATCCGGACGTGATCCGGACGTTCGTCAACTGGAGCGATGCGGTCGAGATCCGCGGCGGCAGCGCCGGGGGCGCGTTCAAGGCGTTCGAGTTCGGCGGCATCACATGGCTGAACTATCGCGGCTCGGACGACAACACCACGATCAAGATTCCGGACGACAAGGTGAAGTTCTTTCCGGTCGGCGCTCCCGGCATCTTCCGTCGTGCGCTTGCGCCGGGTGAATCGTTCCAGTGGGTCAATACGCCGGGCAAGCCGGTGTACGTGGTGCCGATCATGGACCGCGACCGGAACGAATGGTGGAAGGTCGAAGTTTCGAGCTATCCGCTTCACATCTGCACCCGCCCGGAAGTGCTGTTCAGCGGCCGATCGGAGGCATAAATGCCCGTTGACTGGAACAGCGTAGTCATCGGGCCGCTGCACGGTGTCTTCGCTGAGCCGGTCACATACATGCCCTTCGCAGGCGGTTCGTTCGCGATCACAGGCGTATTCGACGACGCGTACCTGAAGGAGGTGATGTTCGAGGATGCGTCGATGGGCGTAACTGAAGTATCGGCAGTGCTGGGTGTGCAG